TGTTAGGCTGCAAGAATGTTGCAGGACTTACGAAGTCAGCAATCGTATTCTTTGAACTTGTCAAAATAGTTCCTGAATAAGGATTGATTAAGTAAGTATTTGCAACGTAATTGTACAGGCCATTCATTTCGCCTTTAGCACAATTAAGCACATCAAAATAATTCGCGTTTGGAATTTTAGTAGCAAAATTGGTTCCTGCAAACGAATTTGCGAAGGCGTCAAGTCCTTTCAAGTCGTTAGCTGCAACCATACCCGCGCCACTACCAGCCCCGGCAATGGATTGAGTGTTCAGCTCTTTGATAAACATCTGCATCAAGCGATTACGAACATATTGGTTCAACCATGAAGCATTTTGCAATGCTGAACGGCTGATCTCGATAAATGCCGTGATTCTTGTCGCGTATGCTGTACCCATTTGGAAGTCCATTGTTGACTCCGGGGATGGTCCGTTTTCAGCTGCTGCCGCTGTGGCATCTGTTAACCCGGCTGCACGTTCGGTAGGATATTCCAATGAAGAGCTGTTAATACTTCCAGTTGGAAGCAACAACCTTACATCAAAGTTCTCCATCTGCGGTCCTTGTGGAATTTGGAAAGGCATTACTGGCTGCATCGCTCCGGCTCCAACTCCATAAGTTGCAGTTGTGAAGTCAATGTCCTTAGTTTCAAAGCTAAATGTTGCCTTTGATGTTTTACCATCTGCAAAATCTTTGAACTCTTTTGTACTCAACCCATCATCCAGTACTGATCCAAATGTTTTATGCTGCTCTGTTGGCTTGAAAGTCTGCATCAACTTGGCCATTGTTTCGCCTTGAATCTTTGACGCTTTGTGCAGCTTTTCCAACTCTTCTTTCATTTTAACTTCGGCCTCAGTGCTTACCAGTATCTTACCAAGTAAATCCTTTTGGTCCATCACCATCCGCGCCCATTCGTCTTTGGAAACGGCTTTTTGCATTAATACGTTGTACTCTGCAAACTTCGCATTTATTGCGGCTGCGAGTAGCTCCGGGGTCTGCAAATTATCCCCTGTTAATCTGTCTTCTGCCATTATTACTAATTTTTTTAAAAGTTTATTAACTGATAAAGTGAGTGTAAATCGGCTTTTTCCTGTCGAGTGTAGAAAGACGGCTCTAGTAAAAGTGATTCAAATGTATTTAAAGTGTCTTTTACGACGGCTTCTTTTTGTTCTTTTACATCTATTGTGGGCGTGTTTTCGTTTGCAGCCCACGTTGTTATCGTTGATACCTCATAGAGTTTTATCTCTAAAATATCAATCCCTGTATCATTTTTTCTTGATTTGGTTGGTATGAATCCCATTGAATGATGGTTTATAATTCCATCTTCATACATGGTGTAAACATCATTTGCCGTTGCAGTTCTCGCCATTTTAGACCATACCCACGGGCCAGTTTCATCCTCACCCATTTCTTTAATTAATCCAACTGGTAAAGCGGCTGGATTGCTTTTGAACTCATGGTTAATATAGTGGCGTATCATCGCTTTGCCTTCTGGCCCTTGCTCTTTTGTGGTTTTTGTCGTTGCGCCTTTATGGAGTACATCACCATCATTGTCAACGTTATCAAAAGCCCCGTAGTAAAATTTAACCATACGTTGCTTTCCGTCAATATCTGCTACTTTTAATTGTAGTGTTTTGCTTTGTTTATCCATTATCTTCTGTATTTAATTCAGCAACCAGCCCGGGATCAACAATCTCTTCAACCTGATCCGGTTCGTTCACTTTTTTAATTCCTTTTGAAAAATACTCATCCGGTGGCGGGTTATCGCTATCATAATTACCTTCACCGTATAAAATCTCATTAGCTTTCAATGGTGTTATGATAGCTGACTCGATTTGTTTGGTCAACATATCGGTATAAACCTTTTTATCTGACTCCAATTCCTGTACCTTATCCCAATCCGCAACTATTTTATCACCTCCGTAACCTTCACTTATCCAACCGTTAATACTTTCATAAAGCGTATCAACATCTCCCTTGATGACGTTCTTGTAAAGGTCTTTTATGGCCTCGGCTTTATTGGCAAACGTGCTGCCATCGGTTGAGAATATCACCGGGTCAAACTCTGACATCTGGCATAAGCGATCAAAGGAATATTTTGCATTTTCGATAAGTTGCAATTCCTGAATGTTCAAACTCATCTGCTGCCAGGTTAACTTCTGAGTTGTAACGATTATCTTTTTCTGATTGCCAGATAGTCCATATTCTGCCAATTTATTCTGGACCTGCCTTGACTGTTCTGCATCAGGGATGTCTGACTCATTGGATAGGATACCCATTGCGCCGCGCTTCTCAATGATACTGGCCTTTGCATCATAAATGGCTTTTAGTTCGCGGTTGATCTTGTCACCCGGTACATATTTAGAAATACCATATGCCCAGTTCCCTGAGTCGTATCGAAGGGTAAAGAATTTATTATGCAATACTTCGTCAGCACTCATGTTGTATTTTGCACCGTTCAGGTCCATTTGATAACCTATAATTTCATTTTGCCATGCAGGTAGGTCTTTATTATTTCCTAACTTAATAGACATCCGATCAGCCGGCAAATTGAATACACTTGTTATCATACCATCAAACCCGATTGCCTTAATACCATACATATAAGAATTACCCAATACGTTGTAAAATCCGTAATCGGTCTTGATAAACTCTTTCCATGTCTGGTAGTAATTGGGTTTTTCTATCAGTTGCCACAATTCAGAATTGGGCGCATCTCTACCGGATGGCCTTACCACTTTAACGGGTATCTTGGAAATACGTTTGGCTAGGAAATTGGTAATTATGAATAAATCCGGGATTGTATCGAAGTTCTCAATAAGCTCTTTATCGCTGACTTCATTTGTCCCGTACGTGCTTGAATAGTTCCCAGATAGGAATGAAGTGAACACCCTCTGATCAGATTTTATTCTGATAAAGTCGTGTTTTAATAGATACTGTTTTATTATATTCACGCCTTTTGTTTAAGAAATTGGCGTAAAGATACAACAAAACTGAATAGTGAGGGGTGTTTATTTTTTAATGGGGTGCCTATTCAGGTGATTTAAATAAGTATTGTTTGCCTCCAATTTTACAAAATCCAACAACTTCGGCAAAAAAAGTACCGTCAGGATTATGAATGTCTTTACCGTTCGCGGTGAATCCTTGCAATGATTCAGCAGATACATTTTTCAGTGTACCATCTTTTGATTTTACTACATATCCATCAATGTCAATGATTCCATTTTCCATATGTATTTATTTTAGATTGTAAAACTCGTAATACTCACAATGTAAGCGAAATAGCCGCCTGCATCTGTAATATGATCGAACCCGCTTTGTTTATCAGGTTCATTCTTATTGTATGCGATCTTTTCCAGTGCCTCAGTGTATTCCGGGCAATTATTGGAATTAACTAAATATGTCTTATCTCTAAACATTTTGTTTAACGAATTGACACGATCACGAACAAAAGGATTTTTATTTGGTGCTCGGACTGTGTAACCCGCCTCCATTAGCAATCTAATATCAGATTTGCCGGAAGTTGACCTATTCCGCCCGCTGGCATCGGGATAAACTATGATAGCATGATCCGGGTATTTGTCGTTAATTATCCTGATCATCTGCATGGTATCATAAGCGTTCGTTATCTCATCTACTGCAATCTTGATATTGCCATCAATCACATTTATGACCGCGTTCATGTTTGTAATATTGAAGTCCATTCCAATATGGAGCTTATCATGTTTCTGAATCGTCCGGTTTGAATGGAGCTGCTTACGGTCGTAATCTGAGTAAACGGAACCGCTGGTAAGGTTAACAAATTCGCCGTTAAGGTAGGCTTTGAGTTGAGCAGGTGTATAGCTTTCGGTTAACGTTGCTATGTATCCGGCAGGCAGGAAAGGGTTTTCGCTGGTCTTGGCTTTGAATAGTTCACGGTTTGCGCTCTTATTCTTGACAAAGAAATTATACAACCATCCGAACGATTCAGGAGTTGAAACAACACTTACCTTGTTTGTGCTTCCATCATGTAATACTGATCTGTTACGTGCTATGATCTTTGAAAACGCTTCCGTCATCTTTGTTTGCGGTAAAACATCAGCTTCATCAATACATGAATAAGCAACTTCATAACCAATGATAGTTTCCGGGTTATCCATTGTACGTAGGATTATCTTATTGGCACCGGGTATCAGTATCTCTTTATCGGATTTGTTTAACGTGTGCTTAACTCCGAGCTTATCCAGTATCTCTGTAAACTTTGGGAATGCAATATCTCTAACTAAATTATAACTTGGTAGGTAGTACGCTACTGCGTACTCACTATATTTTAATTTCATTGCAATAGTTTTCAGAACACCTACATAAGATTTTCCACTACCGAAACCACCGCAATAAGCTGCATGTGTGGCATCACTTGAAAAGAAATCCCTCTGTGTTGGTAAAAGTCCTATTTGTTCAGTTCTACCCATTAGCAAATTTCCAAATAAATCCATTAGCTTGTTTTTGTTTACCCAAACAAACACAACTAATTTTTTGTTGATGTACTCCTGTTTCCCTTTCAGCCTCTTTCATTGCATTAAATGTATTTAAATACTTGCCATCAATCGTAAATTGATCAACTTTTTTACTATTATGGTGCAATTTACCAAACCTACCTTTACAGTTTGGGTGTGCTACCCTTAGACCTATCCTGTAAGCATGTAAATCATTTTCTGAACGTGTGGCCCATTCAAGGTTTTTCACTCTGTTATCATTCTTAATACCATTTAAATGATTAACAGTTTCTTTGTTTTCTGGATTATAAATAAAAGCACATGCAACCAGTCTATGGACTGAAATTATCCTACCTACATCATTTTTAAATAATTCAACTCTTTGATACCCACGATAATCAACCAGTGATAATATGTGCGGCTTTCTACGTTTAAAAGAACGTACATTTCCTAAATTACTTACCATGTAATCTGGATACTCTTCTACTGTTTTGAATGTTTCTATCATAATGTAACGTGTTTAAATGAAAACGAGGGTACACGTTACTGAAACCCCCGATTTCTATTAGCTAATGAAATATTTTATTGTAACGTGTGACACAAAGATACAAAATTATTTTAACTTAATATCAACTATTTCAATCCTTGTCAATGGATTACTTTCTTCATTAACAACGTGTTGTTGTTTTGCGAATGCATATGCCATCAACCCGATAATAACCGACCACCGATCCTTTTCATTCATCTTTTCAAGATCAATAGGTAGGTTGGTTTTTATCTGCTCTGCTGACATTTCAACAATGGCATTTTTAACGGCAAGCCTCGCCTTATCCGGCCCGCGCTTGGATTTCTTACCCGCTTCACTTGCTGTTATTGATGTGTATTTAGCCATCGTTTGATTTCGTTATGTAACTACAAAGTTACTAATTTTATTTAAACCTCACTAGGAAACAGCCACAGCCCGCATTTTTTGCATTGGGTTTGTTTGCGACAACTAATGGTAATCTTTGGCGATGTGTACTCGTTATACCCCCTCAACTGATATGGGTTGACGTTGATGTGTGTGTGGTGGTGGAGGTGGTAGTGTATTACATTTTTTAGGTGGCCTATCAACCGCTTCATCACAGTCATACTTTCTCTTTTGCTCCTTTAGTGCGAATTTAATTATTTCGATGACCTCTTCATCGCTCCAAGCCAATGGAATCAAGCCACACCAATTATGCTTTTTGTACTTTTTAAGTAATTTATTCGCTTTCATATTTTTAATGTTTTAGTTTAATATCCATTCTCACAAGCCTTGCAAGGTAATAAAATAAAATCATAATAGTACTAAGTTTGCAGCCATATTTCAGGATGTAGTACCATTTAATCCGGTAGTTTCCGTAAATGATCACAGCCCGCTTTTTCCTTGATCGGGTTTGTGTTGCGCTTTCTTCACTCTTAACAAATACAGCTGAATGAAAGTCTAAGCAATGGAAACGAGTATGCCGGATAAGTTCTAAAACAATTGGATAATCCCATACTCGAAATCCAAGCCTTACAAACTTCCTGAAATCAACGTACTTTTCAAATGTTGATCTTCTGATAAAATAGCCCTGAGCATGTATGTGCGCGTTACCCCTTAACAGCGAATCGAATGAGATATTATTATTAATGAATTGGGCCGATTGCTTCATGGTAGTTAGGTTATTATCAACTTCGGTCATAACCTTAGTAAAACAAAATCCGCAATCTGGGTTTGCTTCCATGTATTCGATTTGTATTTGCAACTTCTGATTTGTGTTCCAGTAGTCATCTCCATCACAGAACGCAATATATTTGCCTTTTGCCGCATTAAATCCCATTTGATAGGCTCGCATCATTCCGATGTGGCCGGTGTTGATTATCTGGATACGGTAATCAAAATTAATGAACGGCATCATATTATCATTAATAACAATTACCTCAAACTTATGATCTGTTATCTGATCCAATACACTATCAACGGCTCTATTTAAATCGCTGAACGAATGCTGATAGGTCGTTATGATTACTGATACTTTCATTTGTACAGTTCTTTTTTAAATTCGTTGTTGTAAGGAACGAATGTAGAATCTATTAAATATTTGTTATCAAAATCCCAGTTTTGATAAATCCAACCGCCTGGCACCCTAATCACTACGCACCCGGCTTTTATCAGATATAATTCCTCATGTAGTCTTAAATTGTAAATAGTATGTTCCATATCGTTAATTGTTTAGTTTCTGTTTAATCTCTTCAATATCATTTGTTAACTTCTCCATATATGGATTTCGTTTAAATATCTCAGTTTGCTCCCTTTCGAATAGTTTCAATTTGTCATCAACGTAGCCAATTATGTAGATTATCAGTATGGCCATAAAAGCAAACATCACTTTAATGTACATTGGCATTTCGCCTGTGAAGATCGTAACGAGTAATGCAGTTATGACAGAGTTTAGTATCGAATACCACATCCGGCCCCGGTCAAATCTGATTTTATGCTTTCTGTAATGAAATTTCATGTTGTATCATTCTAATTATTTCGCTTGGATTAGGATCTGATTTACTCCAATAGTACGGAATATTATTTATTTTGCATTCCATAACCATGCGAGGGTTTCCGTCATGCCTGTTTGGTCTTACCATGAAGTCAACGAAAGGATAAATTTTACTCATATCATTAATGCCATTGACCTCTATTAAATGAATATAATCATCTTCAAAAATTTCCATTACCAGCATCATAACATCATGTCCATAAACCCAATCCTGAAACGTTTGATTTGATCCAAGCCCGCGATAGTACAGTATATTAAATACTTTATGAGGTATCTTTTTAACCGGCTTGGTGTAAATCGGTGGATTGGCCTGGACCTTGATGGGCTTTTTGAATTTAAGCGGTTCCAGTTCAGCCCTGAGATGTTCACTAACTACATAATGCCCTTCGATAAAATAATCAGCAATCCGGGCAAATATTCGAAGGCAAAACATGTAAATGTACTTCGATTTCTTTGAGTGCTTTGGGTAACGGGTGCAAAATAGTACGTCTGATCCTGTTCACATTAGTTTCATAATGATTTGTTTTTAGTTTCTCTATACACTACTTCTTTGCTGACCAATCTAGCCCCGTCAATGGATTCGATCTGGTTAATTGCAGACGCTAAAGTATCATTCTCTTTTTTGTAATTAGTCCACATGCCAAATAAAACATCAATTAATCTAGTGGCTGATTGGACTTCATACTGAGTCGTTCCGTCACGGTTTGTCTTCCTTACTACTCTGTAATACTTTTCTTTGTGAAAGTTTTTCATTGTATTCTATTTTTAATATTAATACTCGTATCCATCGTCAAAAACATGGAATATTAAATTTCCACCGCTCAGTTGGTATGAGCCAATATACGTTCCAGTAGCTTGTGGATGTATCGGGTTGCCGGTTCCGATTACTATAATCTTCCTGAATGCCTTTTGCTTGTCAGTGTCTACAATGGCCCACATTTTAGGCTCTTCAAACTGTGTATTTACTGCCAATATTTGTGCGCCAAAAGGCATTTCAACTCTATTAACATCCGTTGTTTTTAGGTCAAATTTCCAAATTTTTTTCATAATATCCGATATGTTAAGTCAATATTTAATTCTTTCCAGTTGTATTTTTTACGATATGTTTTCAATAATTCAGCTTTTCTTTTATCCAATAGTTTTTTATTTTCAATCATCTCACTCACCTTAATTGCCTCTTTCGCTCCTCCGTTGCCGTTGCATACGCGGATTACCTGTATTTCTATCATCTTATCAACTGAATATGTTTATCAAATGTCTCATTGAAGTTTACATCGAGTTTCTTAATCATTGACTTAACTTGAATGATCTCGCATACTATTGAGTTTTGCTGATCCTTTTCCCATTCCGGGCATTGGTGTTTGATAGCCTCAATATGATTTAGGTATCTGTTTAGGGCCGTTCGCATTATGATACGGCGTTCCTGGGTATCTTTTAGTCCGGTTAGTGCCATTAAATCGGTCCTTCATTAAGTGATTGCCAATTCACACCATCCGATGTAATCTCATGGTCATTGCCCCATAACTTACGATTCCCGCCGATTCCTGCATACAGGTTTAGTATTTTCATATCAAAAAGGTAAATCATCTGCCTCATCAATCGTGCCCGATTCTTTCTTCTGTGGTTCACTCGCTTTCAAATTACCCAGGATAGCACCTTTAACGCCTTCTTTCCGTTCCTCTGCTGTGGTTGATTGTACAACCATGTGAGATTGACCATACTCGTTTGATTTCGATTCAAGCGCGAAGGCATCAAGGTAGATTGCCCCGGTCTTATCCGATTTGAATAATTTTGCTTTGTCGATCTTTGTTAAGTCTAATTTGATTTCGTAATTCATTTTATTTAATTTTATTGTTTATTTAATTTAATCAATTTTCCATCTTTTGTTTTTATAAACTCTTCGCCATGTTCACAAACCATTGCATTACCTAAATTAACGCCGGGTGTTTTTACTTTCTTTTTATCTCTAGTATCAGCATATTCAATCATAGCACTGACCATCACTTCCTTTATTTCATCAACCTTCAACCCGATCATGTACCTTTCTGCTATGACTTTGGCGGCTGTTATTACATCTTTCATAATTATTTAATTTAATATTCGTTTATCTCAGTAAAAATAGTTATTATAATAATACTTTGCTTGTTAAACATTGTTAAACTCTCTCATCATCTTAACCCGGTCTGAATCCATGATCTTATAATACAGCTCTAGGAATTGATCAAGCGTTCGAACGATGAAGTATTGACCACCTCCGCGCTTGACATCTTCCTCAAATGCCTTTTGATTATCCTTTTGCTTGTCCGATTTGCTGAACTTAACTTCAAATTGAAAATCTAATCCGTGGATCGTTGCCCGAATATCCGCGGCCCCTTTCGTTGATGTTCCAGGTGTCCATGTTCCAGTTCCAATTACCCGTGTCCGGCCTACAACATCCTTGAATGATT